TACCGTAATTATAACCTTATCCATAGTCCACCTTGGCCAATAAGGTGAACCCTGGATGAGTCAGCTGTCCGGGGAATGGAATATTGCGAATCTCATATTCCATCTCTTCAATCGCTGCATTGTCTAGATTGTACCTCTCTGAAATCTGACAAATGGCTTCTGCTCGATCTATTTTGACCAAAGCATCGACCTTGATCTTGTTAGCGTCTTGTTCTATTATAGCCTCTCCATCATAAAGTGAAAGGTAACGTTGAATGAAAGGACCTAAGATTGGGTAATCCAAAGGCACGGAACCAAATCCTAAAGCAACAGCTCGAGCAGCTTGTCTCCAGGCTTTTTCTTTAACAAGGTGCGGGTAGATTTCAACTGGTGAGGTCAGGATTTTACCAATCTTAAGTACTTGGGAGGGCAAGGGGAGCCAACACCCTGAGACCCACCACCCTTTGAGAAATGTGTGACGAGTGTGATCTTCAGAGTATTTCAATTTTGCGACGAATCCGAGTTCTAACAGGACATCCACAAAATCCTCAATTAACCTATGAGGCGGGGTCTTGTGCAAGGTGTAGAGACAAGCAGTGATGTTATTAACACTATTGCCTAAAGTGGTGTCTGGGCCTCCAGTAGCTCTTTGAGCAGGCATCGGGCATGCTATATGAAATCCAGAAACTTTATTTTCATAACGCGCGACGGCTAGAGCTGCGGAATACATTTGGCCCAAAATGTGCAGGGGAATACCCAATGCATTTTCTACGACCATGCACGACTCCAGGGCATGAACACCCTGAGTCCTGTCATATTGGGAATAGTCGCTTTCTAAATAGAAGACTCGGGAATCGATGTTTACCATGCCAAAGAAGTCATCTCCAGCTACAATAAAGTGAATCGAATTTTGTATGTACCGGACATGATTTTCAGCAATAAGGAACCAATCATTCAACTCCGTTGAAGTCTTCCCACTACCAATTGCGATGGTGACTTTCCACTTTCCGAAACCGTACACCGTCTTGCCATCACAAATGTTCTTGAGGTTAGTGATGGCAATATCAACGTGCGGAGCAGCGACCGCTTGGACGGTCGGGGACACAGCCTTGACCACCCTTCCCTTCGAATTTGGGCGATCCCATAGAACTTCATCAGCTTTGAGGAAAATTTCGGTCTTATACAGCACATCATTGTCTCCTATTTTTGCAATTGCGTCGAGTGCTCTATGTTTCTTCTGTGCAGAACCGAAATGCGCTGCCCAATCGGGTCGCTTAAGCTTGATTTCTACATGAGAAAAT